TTTGACCCTTGATAAAACTTAATAGGGTGCTTCCAGTCTTTAGGCACTTTCCTGACTTCTCTTCCCATGACGTTCTCCACTTGGTTATTTACTGCTGATGTAGGTATCTTATGCCTATGTATAAATTCATGCAAGCACTCAAAGCAAATAATCCAAAATAATTTGTTTTAGCTCTTCCAGATCGTTAGATACATGCACCGAAAAACCCTGTTCTCTCAAGAACTCATGGTACTTGATCTGCTCTTCATCGGGTGCTTTGCACTTCCCTCGCTTCCCATTTGCTAGTACATTGGGCTTCTTTAACTCTAACCGCAGGCCGTGGTATCCTTTCCTTGCTACGTCTAGCTGAAGGTCTGGTATGCCGCTCTTGACTCCCCCTTGAACTAAGCGCATTGCCTCTACTACTGATCGCTTGCCGCCGTTTGGTACTGCATAGATCCAGTCTAACAATGCACGATCAGGATTGATTTTTGCTTGATACTTGCACCATGAAACGAATGATATTTGTAAGCTTTCTTCGCTTATTAACATAAAAATCCTTGTACGAAAAAGTCGTCAAAAAAGAGCTTGTGACGCTTAACGATGTAGATATAAAAGCATTACTCTCGTCGTTAAGCGTCACAGAAAAAATGCCCTACAAAAGCCTCCCATATTTACCGTAGCTTGAATCGTCGCTTTCTGTAAGAAACCCTAGTTCTACTACCTTCTTTAAAACATCATCTCCATCCTTAATCTTACCCCTACTCCTTGCCATTCTTATGCTCTTTAACATCAACTTCTCTGCCTTGCTACTGATCCAATCCACATTCGCAATCCCCGCTAGTGGACTACGTGACGATCTCTTTAGCGCTACCTTGCCGAACATATCCGACCTAATCGCCGTCACCACATCAGACAGCCTAGCTTTACGATACCGGCATTCTTGATATTCTTTCTTGATACGCTCAATCTCCGGCCCGCTATAAGTTGAGTATTTCTCGAATGGTACACCAGAATCTTTCGCCTTTTTAATGAATTCAGCAGGTGTAACGCCAAAAGGTAACTCAATATGCCCGCCATTGGCATCTAGGAACGACGCAAAGCCACCGCCATTCGATTCTTTTTCTAAATATGTATGTTTGCTTATCACATACTCAGAAAGCGCCGTAATGCCCATTTGCTCGCATCCATTAAGCAATGCGCCGATAAAGAAGTGAACATATTTACCGGCCTTCACTGGTTTTGCACCCGTCGCCATGATTTGAAGTTCGCCATAGGTGTTCACCAGCTCTTTTACTTCTGCCTCATGTACGCTTTTTAATTCCTTCTCTATCCGCTCGCCGTTCCTATCGCATACCACATCAAACAGATAAGGGTCGGTTAGGTTTAACAGCTCACGCACTAACATCTTGTCGTCTTTGGTTACTTCATACTTCTTGAAAACAGACAGCGCATTGACTGCTAGCTCGTTAATCGTTTCGCCGCTTAAATATTGAAAATCACACCGCACTGGAGCAGCACCCCACCCGCCAACATCATTAAGCGGGCGTAACACATTCGCAGCAAGCCGTTTTTCATGCGCTATTCTGTCCTGCTCTTCCTGCCATTCTTCTTCGTGTTGCTGTAATACTGCTGCATGATGCGTTAGTTCTGCTGCTTCATAGTCACCCCAGTCCGGCTCATATTCATCATGCAGCCTTTCATCTTCACTAGTTCCGCCAATAGGCAGCTTATACTTAACGCCACCGCGAAAGTGCGTGTAAATCTCTCCCGACCTGATAAGCAGGAACGCAACCCGCTTATCACCTTTACCTTCCATAAATGGATCGCAGAACTCATGACGGCCTTTTAACTCTCCCGCCATCCATTGCATGCCTAGATCGCCCGCCTTTATGCGTGGCTTATCTTTTGGGTATAGCCATAAATCAGGCGGCAATAATCCACCTTCTAATAGGTTTCTGATGTGATTACTGGCTGATTCATAAGTGATTTTTTCGTCATTGACAAGCGCAGTTATCTTGCGTTCGATGACTACTTCTTGATCTGGCTTGGCGATAACCTTGGCGGCATCAATCTGCCTTCTAAGTAGATCCGCGTCGAAAAATAAATCAATCGCGGATAGTTTCAATCCCTCGCCAAGCGGGCCGAAATATTTAAACTCATATTTGGTACGGGTTACGCCATCGCCTAGCAAGGGAGGAGCAACAAACATAAGACGCTCTGGCTGCCATACGGTTGTATCTACCAGCGACCTTACCAGCATGGAACCAGACTCGCTGATTGCAATGGCACCGTGTTTATGTGCCCACAAAGCCGCATTTAAAGCCTTTCCACACTCAGCGATCTGCTGCGCATCATCCAGCCAGACAAAAAAGTGCTGTCCTGATATCCCTTTGCCCATTACGCCGCTAGAAGAAGACGGCCTCCACAGCATCGGAGCGCGCCTCAATGGTGGGTAGCACTGACACAAAACCTCATGCAAGGATTCAGGCGTATCAAAACCTTGCATGTAGTCAATATCTAAAACCATGATACCGTCACGATCGCCCCATTGAAAGTACTCACGGGTACGCGCAATAAGGACGGGATTATCTTTAGCTACACGCGCTGTCGCTACCTGCGCCCAGTCATCACCGTCTGATATGATAGGCAGGCCAAAAGTCACCGCATTTTTATAGCTTAGATTGTCAAAGTAATCGCCCAGCGCTTCCCAGTGGATCTCGACGATCTGAGCAAATCCGTCTGTCATTTCAGCAGCGGATTGTTTGAGTAATTTACCGTCTTCGTCTAGAATGAATTGCTTAGACAGGCGAGACTGTGAAGTAAGTTTTGTGAATTTCATGCTAGACCCTAAGTAAGAAGCCCGCACCGCTACAACGGTTACGGGCTTTTTTTATACTTTCAATAATTGACCTGTTATTTTCTTGCCGTGTTTTTTACCTAGTTGCACAACAATAGCCCGTTTCCGCGCCCTTGATATCGCTGTGTAAAACAGATTGTAATCGTCTGGCTTATAAAAACTGGCCTCATTGCATACAAACATCGCAATGTTAGCACCAGCACCCTGTGCGCGGTGTACTGTTCGGCAATATGCGTAAACTACCGGCATTCTGTTTGCATTCGGTGGAACGATAGATGGGAACTCAAGCGCGATAGGTGAACGCTTATTACCCTTAAAATACGCATCGCGCGCCTGTTTGATCGCGTTGCCTACTGATTTTATTTCCATTTCATCAAGCCCGCGTTGGTCGATGATCATAAAATCACCACCGCTCGACACCGCGACGGGCGTTATGTTCCATACATCAAAACTAACACCATTAATCCGCCCGTGTTCTTTCGATGCTGATGCAATCTTGATCTTAGTCCCTGCATCCATCGACAAACCATCTACCGTCTTCAATGCTGAATCAATAATAATTTCGTCACCCGCCGAGAACAGGTCTGTAAATCCCTTTTTTTCCCGTACTGCATTATTTACCTGAGAGCAAATAGCGTGCGTATGGGCCATTACCATAATCTCTGAACCGTACTTAATCACTGCATCAGAAATAGAATCTACGGTGGATTCTACCGCCTCGAAATCTACTATTTCATCCTCTTGAATGCCGCGAACACGCCCTAGGAATGACATTAGATCTGGTGCGGTATGTGCTCGCCAGTTTTTAATGAGGGTGTATGTTTCCGCGTTTAGCTCTTGAAAGAACGCCTCTGCATTGACCGGCTTTAATTGATGATGATCGCCAGCGAATAACAATACGCAATGCTTGGCCTTATCAATCAAATCTAGCGCCATCTGTTCAGATAGCATTGAGCTTTCATCGACGATGATTAGCTGCACGCTGTCTTTGATGGGGATTGACTCTGAAAAAATGATGTTACCGCTTGAGTCTAACTGCTCCACCCCATTAACCGTCTGTGCTCGCTTGTTTAATAGCTTATGGCACGTTACCACCATAGCAGGGCAATCATCGCCTAGACCGTCGATTAAGATGTTCTTAGCGTCGTTTGTAGGGCAGGCAGCGATAGCGTTGTCGCCAAAGTGTGTAAGTAGTTTCTTAATGATCTGGCTTTTACCCGTGCCGCCTTCACCACGTAATGCAACTACGTGGTGCTGCCCAGCATCGACAAGACAAAGCACACGATCAAAGACTGATTGTTGATAGTCGTCTAGTTCAATTACAGGCGCGCTCATTTTGGCTTCACCAAATCAACAGCCTTAAACTTGCCATAGGTGAGTCGCTCAATTTTGATAGCCATCGCTGCCGGTGGCTCGCCGTTACGAATCCAATGTTGCAAATTCTGAGAGCTGATATCCAGTACACCAGCCATCTTGTTAGGGCCGCCGAAGTGCTCAAATAGTTTGTCCAGCATGGTTTGATCGCTCATTTGTTTTTCCTTTTAGTTACAAGATTTAGTTGCAACAATCATAACACAGGTAAAATTAAATTACAAAATTAATTTATTTATGTTAGTATGCAATCACATAATTTCCACGGACGACAAAAAGTCGACCGTGGTTTTATTAAGGAATATCCCCGTAGTTAACTACTAATAAGGTGCACGCATGAAAGTAGCAAAGATTGATGTTTTAAGCGTCATGACTTCTAAAGAGATCGCGGAGTTGACGGGAAGTACGCATGACAATGTTCTAAAGACGATCAGAAAGCTAATTGTTGAGGGTGTCGTTTCTGGGAACGAGACTACCTATGTAAACCAGCAAAACAAACAACCATACCCTCAATACATTCTAGACTTTAGAAACACAATGGTTGTTGTGTCTGGTTACAACGCAGACCTTAGAGCAAGGATCATTGACCGTTGGCAGGAATTAGAAGCACAACAATCAACACGCATCGAAGAAGAACAAACCCGCCTACGCGACCGCCAAACTGCCCGCTTAGAATGTCATGATCTAACCAAGGCCATTGAAGATAGATATTCAAGACGCGGGACAAAGCCAGCTACATATAACTTCTCGAACGAGTTCAATATGATTAATAAAATTGTGCTGGGCGAGACTGCGAAGAAGTTTAAGGAATCACACGGCCTAGACCCTAACGCCATGTTGCGCGATTACTTGTCTGCCATCGAAATCAAAGCTGTACTTGATCTACAAGCAACGTCACGCGTTCTATGTGATCTTGACTTTAACTATGATCAGCGCAAAGAAAAACTGACTAAATTATTCGATCAAAAGTACCGTGACGCGATGCTTGCAGAGATTATTCGCCTCGAATCTTAAAATAATTGCAAATAAATGTTGCAAATAAATTTTTAGTAGATTAAGATACATTCATCGCAACACACAACGGATTACAAATGCAGGAGACAATAAAACAACTCACCGACCTACGCACTGAACTAACCGCACTAAGAGCAAAAGAACGCGATTTAGTGAATGAGTTAATCAGACGCATGGAGCATAATTACATCGGGCAAAATTGGTATACGCTAGAGGATGGTACAAAATTATTCATCCATACCAGAAACGAGTATACAATCGACGTTCCAAAATTTAAGAAGGTGCGAGACGAACATAAATACCTTCCGGTTCATCTGCAAGAAGTACACGAAGTAAGTGATTATGAACTAGCTGAACTAATGAACACAGGGACGCTAGAACAGAAGTCAATGTTTTCATCAATAGTGAGGATTAAAGCACTCAATCCTTACCTAAAAGTTGTGGAGCCTGAAAATGAGTTATGCGCCAAGTAAGCCGGTACCACGCGCACCGATGATTACACTAGTAGGTGCTGCAGGGGTAGGGAAGTCATCACTAGCTGCAATGTTTCCTAACGCTGTATTTATCCAAGCTGAAAGTGGTGAATCTGTGTTTGATTCTTGGGAAGATGCAGATAAGCCGATGCTTTTACCTGAGTTGCCAAAATCTAAGCCAGATGCACCAGTAAGCACAAAGGCTGAAATCATGGCGCAGCTACGATGGCTTGCAACCGATAAGAATCACGGATTTAAAACGCTTGTAATCGATACCGTATCAGCGCTTCATATTCTTTTTGAACGCGAATTGTGCGACTCAGAAGGCGCGACAAACATAATCGAAGCCCACGGCGGATATGGCAAGGGATTGTTAGCTTTGCGAGACTGGCATAATGATGTGCGTAATGCCTGCGAATATCTAGCAAAGAAATGCGGAATTGCTGTTATTTTCTTATCCCACATTGGCATACAGAAGTTTAAACAAGGCCCATCCTCTGATGAATACTGCATTTATAACTTGGATTTGCCGCCTGCATGTTTGCCGGTATATGTAAACCTTGTCGATGCTGTTTTATTCCTGACGCAGGAGGAGTTTGTAGACGGTAATAAAACAGATAAGAAAGGCATCATTACTAAATACGGAAAGCTTATCCAAACTGGCGACCGTTATTTAGTAACAGAAAACGCCGGTAACGTAGGCTATGCAACCGCTAAAAATCGCTATGAATTAGACAGCCGCATCTTAGTACCACACGGCACAAACCCACTTTTAAACTCAATTAAATTCTTTTCAAAAGGTAATAAATAATGTCAAATTTCTGGAAAACATCAAACGGCCAAGCTGCAACTGGTGTAAATGAAACAACTGAATTTGCAACTATTCCAAAGGGTGATCGTAAAGGTTTAATCAGTAAGACAGAAATAAAAGACGGAGATTATGGTAAAAAGATCAGCCTGCAATTTACCATTACAGAAGGTGAATTTAAGAAACGCACTTTCTTTACAAATATCAATCTTTATTTGCCTGCTAACTACGCAACGTTAAAAGAAGATGACAAACAAAAAGCGATTGCCAAGCAAGACAAGGCAATTAATTTGATGGTTGGCTTGTTTAATGCTGTGGGTGTTGCATTGCCACAATGTAATCCAGAAGATATTAAGGCCATTGATCTAGCCCGCCTGTGCAATAAGCCAGTCATCATTGATATGCATCCATTCATGCCGAAGCCAGAAGCAGGCGGCGAACAGAAAGGCCCGTTCTACTTGGCTAATAACTTTAAGAAGGCAACTCCAGCAGTTGCAGCACCGAAGAAAGAAGAAGTACAGAAAGATGATGGTGAGCAGAAAGAACCAGCATCGACTGAGCCAGATTTATTAGAAGATGATAGCGACGACGATGTCCCGTTCTAATCTAGCCTAACCAAGGCGGCAAAACATCGCCGCCTATCTCATTTGGTGTCACATGAAAAACAAACTAGATAGCATTTGGGTAGAAATGCAAGACGACCCAGAATATGAATTAAATTTAAATGTGTGTGATCGTGAATTATGGTTACGTGCTAACAAATATAAATCACCAGTTAATCGCTACACCGCTCAAGAAGTCCGTGCTAAATTCCGTAAAACACTTGAAATACAGCAATTTGAAATTAATTTAAGAATGATTGGTTTTGATAAGCTTCCAAATGGAAACCAATCAAAAGATGATATTGAATACGTATGCTTGTTTGATTTGTACTTTAATAAACCAGAACCAAACCAAAGTAAGCTATTAAATTACATGTGCGGAATGGCTGGCGTTAATAATGGTCTGTACTATGGATGCAATGCAGTTACAGAAGAAGTAAAGATTGTCACAATTAAATTTAATGAAAGCGAATTCAATGCTAAACGCTCCATTATTGAATCGGAAACAATGCCTAGTTGTGATTGCTGCCCTAGTCCTACATCAATCAAGCCACATTGCCACAATTGCACGTCATATAATAACGGTTGTGATATTGGCTCAGGTAAAGAAGTTTGCCAATCGCATAGTTTTTATCCCGAAGTCATTACGTCTGTCTTTATGTGGGAAGTAGAAGAAATGCACATGGATGATAGGGCAGTGTCATACATAAAAACAAACGGCGAATCCATCAGAAATGGCAAAGGCGGAATGGCCAGCGCACAACTATTCGAGTGACTAAATGTTAATTCCTCGCCCATATCAACAAGATGCCTACGATGCAGCACTCAAGCATATACGCACCTCTAAAGATCCGTCGATTGTCCACGCAAGCACCGCAGCCGGTAAAAGTATCATCGTCGCCATGCTTGCGCAAACGGTAAAGCAGGCCAACAAGCGCACGCTTATTCTTGTGCCAAATGGCGATCTTGCAGCGCAGAATGCAGACAAGTTTCGTGAAATTGGAGAGAAGCCATCGATTTACAGCGCGTCATTGGGGCATAAATGCGTAGAAAATCACGCTGTATTTGCCACGCCGATGAGCGTATTAAATAATCTTGATGATTTTGGCGAAGAATATGCGCTGATTATTGCGGATGAATGCCAGATGATCTCTGAAAATCTTGAATCATCAAGTCAAAAACTTCTTACACACTTTAGATCAATCAATAAAAACATTCGCATTTTAGGGCTTACCGCGACACCTGTTCGATTCAAAACTAAGCTTGTGTCTGCTGGATCTACCTTTAAAAGCGTTTGCTATTCAATCACCAGCGAACAGCTAGCGTCACAAGGCTGGACTGTTCCTTATAGTATTGGCGTATCAGATTCAACATACAGTTTGCTGGCACTAAAAACTGATTCTAAGGGTAAGTTTAAGCAATCAGAAGTGGATGCACTAACGCTAGACAATGAGCGCCTTACGCGCCAGATTGTAGCTGATCTGGTAGGGATTGTTGAATTGCAAAATCGTAAGTGTTGCATCATATTTGCATCGTCTATCAAGCATGCCGAAGAGATACAGTCATACCTACCAGAATCAGATTCTTCAATCCTGATTACTGGCAATACAAGCAAGAAAGAACGGTCCAGATTGCTACAAGAAGCAAGGGATGGTAAACATCGGTACATCATTAACTTCGGAACACTCACCACCGGTACAGATATCCCTATCATTGATTGCGTGGCGCTGTTACGTGCTTCTGAGTCGGTAGGGTTGGTAATCCAGATGCTAGGACGTGGTTGTCGTTTGTACGCGCCTAGCTGGGTAAAGTCATACGGCCAAACTAATCGACTAGCTGATTTTTATGATGGAAAGATGGATTGTCTTGTTTTAGATTTTGGTGAAAACTTAGAGCGCTTTGCTTTATCGGATGATCTAGTAATTTCTGGCCTACTCGATTTAAAAGAGCGCAAAGATAAGCAAGGTGATGTACAATTATGTCCAGAGTGTAACGCAGAGAATTCTCTCATGGCCCAGCGTTGCCACGGCGTAGTAAATGACGGTACGCGGTGCGAATATAGATTCCTGTCTAAAACGTGCGATGCGTGTGAATCAATCAACAGCCTATCAGCGCGTCACTGCAAAGATTGCGGCGCGGAATTAATCGACCCTAACGATAAGTTAGAACGCAAAGCTGCCATTGATACCACAACACCGCGCGAGCTTCCTGTAGTGGCAATGCGTCTACGCAAACATGAGAAACAAGGCCGGTTTACACTTCGCATTGACTGGACGATGGACGAAGGAGAAAGCATTCTACCAGTGGCGCAGTTCTTATCTGAAAATCGTATTTTATACTTTTTGAAGAAGTGCCAAGCACAGCATTTAATGACGTGCTCGATTGATGAAATAGTAGATAGGCAGCATGAGTTGGTTAGATTGCCTGAAGTTGTGGTAAGAAGGCCAAAGGGTAGTAAATATTTTAACGTGACATATTAAGGAGAAGTACAAATGAAAGTATCAACAGTAGAAAAAAATAGCGTGATCGAAGTCATTGATCAACACGGTGAATTGATAAAAATTGACAAGGAGGAGATTAAGTCATATTTCACCGAAGAAGGGAAGATTGATCCTATCCTTGATGCGATCGCTTTTGTGGCACGTTCATATGTTCCTAATATTTCAACCGCTCAAGGTAGAAAAGAGCTAACAGAATGGGCGGATAAAACACTTGAACACAACAAGATTTTAAAAGTACACCGCAAAGAAATTGCAGATGAAATTAAAAAGCTTCCTGCAATCGTCGATGCTACAGGTCGTAAGTGTATTAAGTTTTTAACTGAATTGCATACAGAAATTATGCTGCCAGTTACCGAATGGCAGTACGAAGAAGATCTGAAAGAATCTGAACGACTAGCAGAGAAAGAGCGATTAGAAATGATTGAGCGCGTCAAGGTTGACCACGTTCAAGCATTGATTGATAACGATCAATTCGATATTGAGAAAGAGCAAAACAGAATTGCAGAAGAATTATTGCAGGCAGAGCGAGATCAGCGCATAGCTGATGATGCTATTGAGCAGGAGCGTTTACGTGTTGCAGAAATTGCTAAGCGTTTACAAGCTCAATTAGATGCTGATAAGAAGAAAGAAGACGATAGAAAGGCAAATATAGAGCATAGAAAGACGGTAAACAATGCCGCGCTTAATTCCTTAGTCGAGCATTGCGGAATAACAGAAGAACAGGCTAAAAAAGTGGTGATTACTATTGCTAGCGGTTCAATTTCTAACGTGCATATCGAGTATTAATTTTATGGATAAAATAACCTACAAAGACGTAAAATTCCATGTATATGGAGACTATACGCCTAAAAATGGCTCTGATTGTGCAGAGTACGACGTGGCGGCCATCTATGTCCACGACAGCACAACTGACATCGCCCACCTAATCGACTGCAAAGAATTTCAAGACGCACTAATCAAGCAGATTGAAGACCATGCAGAAGAGATGAATAATCAACTAGGAATGGAATAAAAAAACCCCT